GGTTGCCAAGGCGGTGGCTAGCTATGAGAGTCTTTTGATGCAGTTCATGAACCTCCCGAAGGAGGCACGTACTGTCATTCCCTTGGAGGAAGCTCTTCATTCTTTTATGAGTGTGAGAGGCATTTCTCCTTCAACTAGTGCCGGTTATCCCATGACTCTTAGTCATTTTGACAACTTGAAGCGTTTGTATTATAAAGCTGTCCATGACGAAGATGAAGAAGCAAAAGCGTTTTATCTTCTGCGAATCGCTAAAGAAGTAGAAGAACTTAAACAATTTTACAAAACTGGTATTAGACCCGCTTGGCTCTACAAGATATTCCCTAAGGACGAAACAAGGGCACTTGAAAAAGTCATGGTGGACATATCCACTCGTATATGTGATGGCTCTCCTTTTCACTTACTGTTGTTGTTTAGACAGTATTTTGGAGCTTTCATGTCTGCGTATATGGATGCTAACATAAAAGTTGGCTCAGCTATTGGTCTGAATCCTTATCAAGATTGGGACGAGTTGACCAGAGAACTTCTTAAATTTAACAAAAAGACTACGGATGCCACTATTGGTGCCGGTGACTATAAAGGTTACGACACGTGTGAACGTCCAGAAGTCTTATGGGAGATTTTAGAAATGATTAACAGGTGGTATGGGGAGGACAATGCTGATAACCACATGCGTGGCCAGTTATGGGCTGAAATCATCAATTCAAAACACATTTCTGCAGGTTGTGTATATGAATGGGTGACAGGAATGCCATCTGGAAATCCAATGACAGCCATTATAAACACCATCCACAATCAAATTACTTTGAGGATGGCATGGCAAGTTGCTGGGTATGATGCAGTGGATTTCAATGCTAATGTTTATGCCATTTGTTTGGGTGATGACAACACTTTCTCTACATCACAGTTTTACAGAGAGAAGTTTAACGAAATGCTTATGCCAGGTTACATGGACAAGCTAGGTATGGTCTATACTACGGAATTGAAAGAAACCGCAGTAGTTCCCTTAAGACCTATCACACAGGTTGAATTTCTCAAAAGAGGATTTCTCTACAATGATTCAGTAGGTAAATGGGTTGCACCCATGAGAATTGAAGCACTGTTTAGTCCTCTCAATTGGTGTAAGAAAGGCATGTCAAAGACTCAAAGTGTCGTTGATCAGGTTACGTCCACAATTTCAGAGTTGTCCTTGCATGGTAGAACTGTATTTAATTCGTATGCTAGACAACTTCATGATTTGAGAGCTCAACATTATCCAAATTGCAAGCCTTCCAAAGACTTGCCTGTAAATTACGATTTTGTTCTCTCAGATATTTTGAACTCTGAATTTGGTTTCTGACTAAGCTGCGTCTGCGAAGACGTTAAACATCTATGTACATATAAAACCAAAAATTTTAAAAACCCTTCTTTATATCTGTTTAAATGTATTATTTTAAGGTGTGCACTCTGTATTTATATGGAAATCGCCAAGTCCTCAAAAGGGGCGACTGTTTACAGTATAATGTACATTTATCAGCGGCAAAAGATTGTAAAAAATAAAACCAAACAAACTAAAATCACTAGATCACGAATAAGTGTGTTCTCTAGTCGTCAATACAATGAGAAATGGTACGATAATCCATTTCAAAACCCTGGGAGTGGGGTTTCACTTCCCGGTGCCTCCGTTAGGCCTTTTATATATATAGTACATACGATGAGCATATACAATACTACTGTTAAATTTGCTGAACTCCCAGTCGGTGGGAACATTACCAATGAAACCGACACGTCAAGTGTTGTACAATCTTCTGATGTTAAAGAAGGAAGTGGCAACACAGCAGCTGAAGATGTTACTGTATTTGTGGATGATGGAAATGTGGTTAGAAACGACACCAGTGCTGTTTCACACATCAGTCGCTCAATCCTCCAGATGAATGATACGAACTTTGATGAACAGTCTATTAAGACTTTTCTCGCCAGACCGATTATCCTGAAACAGGGCGTGTTTGACATAACTGATACTTATACTTTCTTTAACTCTCAGTCAATGCCTTACACGGCTCTGCAGCTACCATCCGCAATTATGTGGCGTGAGAAGCTAGCAGGTATTTTCGGAATCCGCATGGACATGAGATTTCGCATTGTTGTCAACGCCAATCGTTTTCAACAAGGTCGTTATATAATGTCGTTCATGCCTCTGGCGTCCCCTGTTCGTTCAACATCAGGTCTTAAGGAACTCGCGTTCAATAATGCACATATGGCTACACTTGTGCAAAGAACAACGGTGCCTAGGGTTGAGATTGATCTGGCCAATGATACAGTTGGTGAACTTGTCGTTCCTTTCATGTCTTGTAGAACATTTTACAATTTGACTGATATTCTTTCTAGTGTGGACAATAATAGTCTTGGATTTTTGAATATTTATCCATACTCCCCTCTGGTCTCACCAGCTGGTTCAACCACGGCCGGTTATACTGTATACGTCAGCTTCGAAAACATTACGTTGTTCGGTGCTGCGTCTGCACAATCCGGTTTGGGTCGAAGAAAGAAAGACGTACAAAATGCTGAATTGTCAAACAAGATGAATGGTCCGATTTCGAGTGTTTCCAGTGCTTTGTCTAAAGGTTTTAAGGAGTTTGCACATATTCCTTTGCTTTCGACTTACGCCAACTCGATTTCGTGGGTTGCTGATAGGGTAACTTCTGTGGCTAGTGTCTTTGGATGGTCGAAACCCAACCAAGGTGACTCACAAGTGAAGTTTAACCTTTTGCAAGCTCCAAACCACAACACAGTCGATGGTGACAGTGACGCTAGGCCTCTTTCTTTTCTCTCGAAGCCCGGTGTTACAGCCATAGATGGTCTTTCAGGTACTTCCTACGATGAAATGGATTTTTCATACATTGTTAGAAAACCTGCTTGGTTTAAGACTATGACATGGTCAAACATTCAGACTGCTGGGTCCACCATTACTGATGGGACGTTCTTTGTTTATCCATATGTGCAAACTACTGTTGCTGGAAGATATAATTTTCAGCCAGTTGCTTTTGTTGCTTGGTTGTTCCAATACTGGAGAGGCTCTTTGAGATACAGGTTTAAGTTTGTCAAAACAGAATTCCATTCAGGTCGTCTGTCAATCGCATTCTTTCCTGCCTCAGGTACAGCTTATACAGGTAATGCTGCATATGTTCATAGGATCATTGTAGATATTCGTGAAATGAACGAGGTTGAGTTTGTTGTTCCGTACATCAGTCCTAATCCTTGGTCTTACACGAACACTGGTTCCATTGTTGTTTCAATTGTAGATCCTTTGGTTAATCCTGCCACTGTGAGTAATTCGATCACTGTTTTGTGTGAGATCTCTGGGGGAGACGATTTCGAAGTTGCTGTTCCTACAACACAGAACATTAATTTCACTCCTTCCATTTTGGTTCCACAATCCGGTCTTGAGAACGTCAATGAACTGATCACGATGAATATTGGAAATTCCACAGTAGTTGCAGATCCCAACGTGTCATCTTCAACAACTATTGGTGATAAAGTTAGTTCATTTAGAGCTCTGCTGAAAAGGTACACACCTATTCGCAACACCGACAATTCTATTGCAGGTGGATCGCTCTTAAATGGGCCTACTGTACAAATGGTAACGGATGCTATATATACTGTAAATACTACCCCTCCCGCTAGATATTGGAGAGCTGATGCTTATTCCATCGTCTGCTCTTGTTACGCCATGTCTCGTGGGGGAGTTAGAATCAGAGATGTTATTAATAAAAACATGTTTTCTGGTACTAACATTTATGGACCTTCAATTTCAAAGGTGTCGACTCAGAGTGAAGTTAGTAATCTTTTCTTTGGCAACACCATACAGTTGAATCCAGCAAATTTTGAAAATGCCTGGAACTCTCATGTTCACATTCAAGATTTGCAACTTAATGGAGTAATCACTTTGGAAAATCCACAATACACCCCTACTTATGCAAGAGCGGTGTGCGACCAGTGGAATATCCAAGGAGCCCAAGGTACAGCAATCGGACCATTGGCCTCCACAACGAATCAGCAAGTATTCATCTCTTTGCCAGTTAGTATGTCTTCTCCTACCGCAGTAGAAGGCGAGTCTTTGCACAATATTTATCGTGCGCTGGCAGATGATGCAGACTTTTCTGTATTCATTTCCGTGCCACCTATGTTTATTAGTGGTGCCACGGTGCAACCTCGGCTAGGCTTCCAATAGGAAGCATCCGAGTCGGAGACGACTATAAACATCTTTCTCAAGCTTCTGACCGTCACAGGTTTAGTCAGAAGAAGTTAAAGGAAATGTCCTGTTGATTCACATTTCCCCAATCGCGCAGCTAAAGTTAGCTTTAATTAACTCGGTAGATATTCTTACCTCTCAATTAGGGCTGATGCCCTTATAAAGAGGATAGGCGGAGCGAGAACCCG